TCATTATAGTCATTATTTGTATCATTTCTAATAGAAATATGCATGTTATTGAATTTATTATTTGGAGCAGTCACAATATTTAAGGGATTTGTATTATTATACGTATCTACTTCACCACCAAAAGTAACATAATTAGGTGTAAATATATTAGTAACATTATAATTATGATCATGCATATTATTGTATTCTGAATTATAAATACTGGTTCTAAAAGGCTGCGATGTAACAAGATCATTTGTTTTAAGTATAAATTCTTTAACTAAATTACATGTAATAGGGTTTGCATTATCTAATATGATATTACTTATTTGAAATCCTGCTGCTTTGATAATACCTGTACAATGAATATTTTTGTCTACAAAAAGAGAAGTATCGTGATTTAAATTAGAATTTGCGAGATGTCTTGATGAATTAATTGCAATGCCTTTTTGATTTACTATTAAATTCCATTTTGTGTTTATTGTATCTTCAGTATTACTACTATATGTTTTTTCTCCTACAACTAAAAATTCTTCGTATTTTTTCAAGTCTATTTTACTTAAATTCTTAGCCTCATCCTCGTCATTGAGTTGTAACCCAATTGCAACCGAATCAATTTGTATTGTAGGGTTGGTTATATCATTGACTAGATAACTCATATATTATCTTACTCTATTTAAAAGAAAAATACATTTAATATTTATATATATATAAATATAAAAAATGATATATTATAATTAATATAATTAATTACACAGATGAAACGTATCGAGAATATTCATAATAAAACTATGGAAATTTGTATTGAAAATCAACCCTATAATAATAAAAATATATTATTGCAAAGAGAAGACTTAGATAATTTATTAAACAATAATGGTTTAAAAAATTTAGAAATTAAGAATATTAACTTATATCGCGTGGCATTTGTTCATAAATCATATTGTACTATGAAAAATGCAGATTTTGACAAAAGTAACGCGAATTGCCCCCCAGATTGTCTACCATTGCAGGATATGTCATATGAAAGACTAGAATTTTTAGGCGATTCACTGCTCGGAATGATTGTAACTAATTATTTATATTTACGATTTCCAGATCAAAACGAAGGATTCTTATCAAAAATAAGAACAAAGATAGTTAATGGCAGAATGCTTGGTTATCTATCGGAAAAAATTGGATTGCCAAAATTTGCTATAATTTCAAAACAAGTTGAAGAATCAGGTGGAAGAAATAATTATAAAATTATGGAAGATATCTTTGAAGCTTTCTTAGGAGCACTTTATTTAGATTTTCAAACAGATGCGGACGAGGTATCACTTCCTTCAAATATTAGAATAGTACCTTCAAGTGGCGCGGGATATTATATTGTAGAAAGTTGGATTATATATATTATAGAAAATTATATAGACTTCTGCGAACTAATAAGAATTAAAAATAATTATAAAGATATGCTAGTTTCGCATATGTTACATTATTTACAGGATGTTCCACAATTTAAAGAATTAAATATTACAACCAAAGATAATGTGCGTATATTTAATTATTGTATCAAAGATAAAAATGGTTCTATAATTGCAACTTCAACGGGAAATACAAAGAAGGAGGCAGAGAATAATGTATCAAAAGAGGCATTATTATATTATAATGTTAATATACAAGAATATAATTCTCATATATAAGAATTTATAATATACCTTCATATAATTATATTATGAATGATAATATTAATATGAATATTACACATCTAGTTTTATCAGGTGGAGGAATGCATGGTGTAATGTTCATAGGTGCACTGAGATATTTATATTTTAAAAATTTAGATAAAAATATAACACATATCGCAGGGTGTTCAATTGGTTCTTTCATTGGTCTTATGTTTGCTTTTAAAATGCAAATAAATGAAATGGAAGAATTAATATATACAGCGAGCGAAGATAGTGAATTATGTAATGTGCCTATAAAAAATTACATTAAATTAATAACAGAATATGGAATGTGTGATATGACTAAATTTATAATTCATTTAAAAAATGCAGTTAAAAATAAATATCCTTTTTTAGAAGATATAGTAACATTTAAAGATATCTCTCAAAAGTTTGGTATAAATTTATATATGTCCTCTACTAATATTAATTCGTGCGAAAATAAAATTTTTTCAATTGAAGATACTCCTAATATATGCGTATATGATGCGTGTTGTGCATCAATGTGCATTCCATTATTATTTAAACCTATATATATTGACGATTATTATTATGATGGTGCATTAACAAATAATTTTCCTATAAAAATATTTGAAAAAGTCCCTAGTGAAAATATATTAGGTATGATATTGCAAAAAGAAAATAAGGAAGTTATTGAAAAAATCAAAAATATTAATCTGATATATATAATTAAACAATTATTTACTATATTTAATAAATTAAGAGTAAAACATGTCTTGTTTGAGCAAATAAAAAATAGTAAAATAAATAATTTTTATTATCCTACTAATTTACCATTAGATAACACAATGAATATAACGTTTAGCAGACTAGGAATGAAACTAGAATTGAAAAAAAAACAAATTGATGATATGATATTTGCAGGTTTTGAAAGTATGATGGAATATATGGATGAAAGATATAATAATTATATAGAAGAATTAAATCTACGTACTATAGATTTATAATTTTGTTTTTATTATTAATATAATAAGGTTTTTTGTTTATTATTTTAGCATTTAATGGTTTCGTATCAGTAAATATATTATTGGGCAGCTTCAATAATTCACTTATAATTCCTTCTGAAATTAAATTTAAAAACTTAGTATTTTGAATAGATATATATCTATTGTCTTTATAAATATTCCTCAATTTATATTTAAAATCTCTTATAAATATTGAAAACTCATTAGATGGTAAATTCATTGGCATATTAATGTCGGCGAGCCAAGAATCTTTTGAAATATTTTGATTTACAAATGGACCTATTATTCTTCTATAATCATCGTAAATATCATAGTTATCAACACGATTAATAGTTGTACATAACCCGAAATCATATATATACATAGAGTATTTGCCCGTTTTTAAATAGTAATTTTTCCCATTTATATTGTAATGATAATAACCTGTTAGATTATTATTGTAATGATATAAGAAATTTCCCCAATGACAATCTCTATGAACATATCCAAAATTATGAAATGTTAATATTGATAACATAATTTGTGCAAATACATTATATAACATCTCATCATTCTTTAAAAATTCTTTTTGTTTACACAAATGCTTCAAATCTCCACGAGCGAGTTCATTTAACAATATTATATATTTTCGGTTATTAATAATATCTGGTAATTTTTTATTTGATAATATGTTACATTTAATAACTTTATAAGTTAAAATAAAATGTTTAGATAATTTTTTATTAATTATTAATTCTGTTATTTTACTATTTAATTCGCTCTCTAATATGTTTCTATTATTTTGTATCATAAGTTTAGCAGCAATAGGACGCTTTCCAATTTCATTTTTAATATTTGCAATATAGATATATCCATATTTACTTGAGGTTCCAATCCTTTTAACGAGAGATATTTTATCTTTTATGGTATAATTAACCGCATTACTATTTTCTTGATGTCTTACATTTAAACATTCATTATTACTGATACCTGCTATTTTATTAAGTATGTGATTGTAGTAAAAAATTCTACTATCTAAATTATATTTTATATTTTTGTCTTCAAAATATTTTTTGATATCTTTTATGCCAATAAATTTATTATTTTTTTTTACAACTACATTCTTTGATGATAGGTATTTAGAATCTATTGTATTTGATAGTGAACCTTTGGACATAAATTTACTTTTATATTCGTGAGAAGAATTCATTACACTTTTCTATTATAGTACAATATTCTAATATATTAATATAATAGATTTGTTAATGAATAATACAGAACCTTATATATTTGTAATAGATTTAGATGGTACTATAATTGGAAATTGTACATATCAATGTGATATATATAATATTATGGAATTAATAAAAACTAGCAATAAAAAAGATTTAAATAAATATAAAATATTGTGTGATAAATGTTTAAATGATAGTTATAATGACAAATCTTTGCTTATAAGACCGCATTTTTTCTATTTTGTTCAATCAATGAAAAAATTATATCCACAATCTTATTTTTATATTTATACAGCGTCGGAAAAAAAATGGGCGATTAAGGAAATATCTATAATTGAAAAAAATTATAATTTTAAATTTGACAGACCCTTGTTAACGCGCGATAACTGCATTATAGATAACGATGGTAATATAAAAAAATCAATTGCAAAAATATTACCTCTTATAAAAAAGAATGTTAAGATGCCTGCGTCGTATGATATTAAAAAACATCTTTTAATAATAGACAACAATCCTACGTTTATAGATTATAAAGATAATTTATTGTTATGTCCTACATATAATTATATTAAATTTAATAATTTAAAAGATATAGTACCTGACGAAATTTGTTGTAATAATATTAAAAATTATGTTACTAAATTAACGAAAGAACAGCGGATATGTAGAAACTATAATAGTCAGGAGTCTATGGAAAAAATATATAGATGGTTATATAAAAAATGTAAAAAAATAAATAAATATAATTCAAAATATTTAAATGACAATTTTTGGAAAGATTTAGTTATACTAATAAAAAATTATAGTATAAAACATTATACTTCTAAAAATGTTGAAATGATGCAAAAAAGTATTAAAATATAATTATATAATGATATAATATATTAATGATATAAATGATATATATTAGTTTTGATATTGGAGTTAAAAATTTAGCAGTTTGTATAATTAAGAAGGATGATGAAACTCATATGTTAGAAATCATAGATTGGCGTATAATAGTTCTCGCAGATAGTAAGAAAGAAATTAAGGGTATTGAAGATATAAGTGAGAGAATTTATATGGCGATGGATAACATAATGGGTGATTTAAAAAATAAAAACATTAATGTTATTGATTATGTATTAATAGAAAATCAACCTTCAAATTTAAATGGTATTATGAAGACAATACAGCATATAATATATGGTTACTTTAGTTTAATTAAATTCTGGGATAAAGATATTAATAATGTTCTCCTAATAAATGCTTCTTTAAAAACTAAGAATCATAAGTATGTAATTAATATAGAAGGCGGAAAACAAGAAGACCCTAAAAATAAGAAGGGATTTAGAAGAGATAAATATAAAAATAATAAATTATTAAGTATAGAATTATGCAAGGAATATATAAGTGAAGATGAAAATTTAAAAAAATTATTTAATGAAAATAAGAAAAAAGATGATTTAAGTGATGCGTGTTTGCAAGCAATATCTTATATTAGGAGCACCACGAAGGAAGATATTACTAATAAATATAATAAAATATATAGTAGTAGAATTGGAAATAATGAAAAGGAAGAGGTATCCTAAAATATTGATAATATTGATGTATAGTAATCGCGCGTTGAATAATATAAGAAAAATGCGGTTTAAAAATTCTATAAAAAAAGCAAGATTATGTTTTAGGTATTGGTATGACGAAGAAGGTATAAAAAAATTGCTCAATAATACTGATGATAAATTAGATGCTATAATAATATCTGGATCTAATTATCGTATAGTTGATAGGAGTTCTCCAAAAGTCCCTGAAATTATATTTAAATATAATATACACATATTGGCTATTTGCTACGGAATGCAATATATTGCGATAAGATTTGGGAAGTTTTCTAATGTCAGAACAAGAGATGCAGGATATGTTAAAAAATATGATAGGAAGTTAAAAATACGATATCCTTTTGATGTTGCAAAGACAAAATATAGGTATGTTCATAATGATATTGTTATTAAAGTAGGTAAGAATATCGAGACTGTAATGAAAAGGAAAAATATGATAGATATATTATATCATAAGAAGAGGGATATATTAGGATTGCAATTTCATCCCGAATATTATGTAAAATCAGGGAAATTGTTTTATAATGCGTGGTTATCCTGGTTGTCTCTGAAAAAGAAATAATTTATTTTTATATGACGCGTATTAATGCAGATTAAAATATTATAATAGATATATAAACATTTAATATCAAAATAAATATATAATATGGCTTTAATATCAACTCTTAATAACCAAAATGATGATTTAATAGAGTTAAATAGGGATAGTTTTAAAAACCAATCTTTTAATTTCAATATTCCACGAGAAAATAAAAATAAATCATTTGACAATTCGTTAAATAATGAACTATTTAATAGGCAAAAAATTAGCGATGATGTTATATCTATGTCATCTGCCGGTTCTTCGCGCGCTAGTTCTCCAGGAGGAAAACAGAATTATATGAAAAATATGAGTTCTATTTATAAAAATAAGGAAAAAATAGTTAAAGTTAAAAGGTTTGATAATGACGATGATAGCGATAGTAAAAAGAGCGGTAGAAGTAGAACAAGTGCTAAAAGTTATTCTAGTTCAGCGAGTA